GGTGGCAACACCCAGTACCCCGTTACTGACGCACAAGCTGGCTTTGAACCCTATGCAAGCCTGACCCAAGCCCAAGTCATTGGCTGGGTGCAAGAGTCTCTGGGCGCACAAGGCATTGCCAACTTTGAGGCGAATGTGCAGGGTCAATTGAACTCATTAGCGAACCCCCCTGTCAGCCCCGTGACTGAAGCCTTGCCTTGGGTAACTGCTTAATTTAACGGGAAGCCACCACCCGATCTTGGTGGCAATTTAAAAGGAAAGATGTTAATGAGTAAGACACAAGCAAAACTCATAGACTCGGAACTTGTGCGCGAGATGTTTAATTACGTCGACGGCGGCTTGGTTTGGGCGGTCAACAAAGGCCGTGCAAAAAAGGGCGCCAGACCGCATAAAAACAGCAATGGTTACAACGTCTTCAAAATTGATGGGATACCATATCTTGAACATCGGTTGATATGGGCATGGCACAACCTGCCCCATACGCCATTGATTGATCATATCAATGGTGACATCACCGACAACAGGATCGAAAATTTAAGGGCTGCAACACATTCTCAAAACATGAGGAATAGCCGTATGCCTTCAAACAATACATCCGGTGTGAAAGGCGTGTATTGGGAAAAGGACAAAGGCAAATGGCGCGTTCAAATTTGGAACAACGGTAAACAAGAATTTGTTGGTCGTTTTCTAACAATTGACGAAGCCAAGTTAGCGGCATCTACATTTCGAAAAACCAACCATTTAGAATTTGCAAACGAAGGAATTTAACCATGACCAAGAACACAAAACCCCAAATCGTTATCGACGGCGTTGAGTATGACTATGACACCTTCACCGACCAGCAAAAAGTGATGACTGAACACGTTGCTGATCTGGAGCGCAAGGTCAACTCTGCCAAGTTCAACCTCGACCAATTGCAAGTTGGCCGTGATTCGTTTTTGAACATGCTGAAGCAATCGTTGGCCGAAACAGCCGCTGCTGCTCCAGTGACTGATGTGACCCCCAAGCCCGCTGAGGCATAACCTTTAGGAGAAACCCATGCAATTTCTGCACGACATTCGCAAACACGTCAAAGACTTTGAGAGCCAAGCCAGTAATGAAATCCATCGTTTCTTGGACTTTTTGCTTGAGAAGTACGAAACCATGCAGCCCAAGCCTGCTGTGGTGGCTCCTCCCCAACCTCCTGTAGCCGATGCAGGAACTTCAACTCCTGTGGTGGCTCCTGAACCAGTTGCCGCCCCCGTCGTTGATGCTCCAGCTACTGCGCCAGTCGCTGCCAATGCTGCTGCCCCTGTCGCTGATGCTGCTGCTGTATCGGCCCCTGTCGCACCCGCTCCTGCGGCTGATCCTGTTCCTGCCGCTCCTGTGGCTGATGGGACAGCGGTGGTGACCGATCCAGTTTAACTGGGGTTTGGTGATGGAAGCTACGCACGAACTCGCCACAAAGACGGACAAACAACTCAGTGTTCATGAGGCTGTTTGTGCGGAGCGCTATGCCAACATTCAAAAGCGTTTTGACGATGGATCAAAACGCATGCAGCGCATTGAGTACATCTTGTATTGCTCAATCGCAGTGTCATTATTTGGCCCCAAATACATGGAACAATTGTTGAAGCATCTCATAGGAGTGTGAAATGATTGATCCAGTAAGCATTGGCCTAGCCCTATCGGGAATTCAAAAAGCAGTCAAGCTGGTCAAGCAGGCCAGCCAAACTGTCGATGATGTAGCGTCTCTTGGGCCGGTACTAGGCAATCTCTTTTCTGCAAAAGAGAAAGCCGTTCAAGCCGTTGATGCGGCTAAGAAGTCTGGCAACGCCAGCAACATGAGTGTTGCCATCCAAGTCGAAATGGCTCTGGAGCAAACTCGTCAGCTTGAATCAGAGATGCAGATGCTGTTCATGCAAGCTGGCAAAGTAGATGTTTGGAACAAGATTAAAAGTCGTGCTGGCGAAATGGACAAGGCCGACAAGTTTGCCGAACAAGCCGCCAAAGACCGAGCCAAGAAGCAAAAGGAAGAACAAGAAGAGTTCTTCATCATTGCGCTCGTTATTGTGCTGGTAGTTGTGCTTGGCTACATTGGCTTTCTTTTTGTACAGGAATCCGTTGACTATGCTAAGAAAAATAGCCATCCTGTGCATCATCGTAATTAGTGGTTGCTCTGACAGGTATCGGTATACCTGTCAGGACTTTGATCACTTCCAAGACCCTGAGTGCCAACGTCCTCGGTGTCTGTTCACGCAGACGTGTCCCGACTATTTAGTCGCCCCAGTTCTGGAGAAACAAGTTGAATCTGTTCAGCAACCACCCGGATCACCGCCTAAGCGCTGAAGACATCGAAGTCCGCATCTGGGCTATCGTGGTGCTTGCCATCACGGGTATTCTGTTCTTCATCGTTATCTGCCTTTTGTACTCGGTCACCTTTGTCGTGCAACCGATCAAAGCCATGGCACCAATCGACCAAGCCTACACAAAGATGCTCAACGACATCGTTTTGCTGTTGGTTGGTGGTATAGGTGGCATCGTGGGCAAACGCGTGGCTGGCGGCGTTGCAGGCACCTTGGCGGGGGTTAAAGCGGCCACTAATCCAACACCAGTTATGCAACCCTGCATGGGACAAGTTGGCCAGCCCATGTTCCAACAGCGTGTAGATCCTGCCTTTGGCGCCATGCCCACGTTTGTGAACCCTGAGTTTGATGAATCGTGGAGAGCGCCACCACCCCCGATGACACCGCCTGATCACTTGCCTGCTGAACGGGAAGAGATTGCCAATGAACGCGCAGCCGCCAAGGAGGCAGAATGACTTGGTTCCTCACCTTCTTCAGTGATCTGTTCTACGTCATCGCCTGCGCGGCCATGATCGCTGGCGTGGCCTTGTATGGGGTCAGTTACTTCGCCAAACTGCTGCCGGTGATCGCCACCTATGCCCTGCTGATGCAAATCGGTGGCGTGGTAATGGCTCTGGGTGGCGGTTATTACGTCGCAGATCACAAGGGCTATGAGCGCCGTGTGGCTGAAGACAAAGCCGAGATCGACCGATTGAACGCCGAGGCTCGAGAAAAAGAAGCCGAACTGGCACAAACCCTTAAAGACAAGACCGCTGCACTCCGAAAGGCAAGCAATGCTATTCAAGCCAAAAAGACTGATACTTTTAAGCGCATTGACTCTGGCGAGTTGCGCTTCCCCTCCACCTGTAGTGTTCAAGCCAGTACAGATGCCGGATCTGCCGGAGGAGATACAAAAGATGGAGCCGAATCTGAGCGACAGGCTCTTAAAGATATTGTCACCATCGCAGCAGACGGAGACCTCGCCATCACCCGCCTCAACGCCTGCATCGACACCTATAACGCAGTAAAGGACAAGGTCAATGTTAAACAGTGATCAACTTCAAAAGCTGGGTATCAGCCCCGCGTGGGTTGATGGCTTGAACAAGACCTTCGAGCGGTTCAGCATCTCAACGCCCAAGCAACAAGCCATGTTCATTGGGCAATGTGGGCATGAGTGCGCTAACTTTAGGATTCTGGAAGAAAACCTAAACTACAAAGCGGCTACGTTGATGCGGCTTTGGGATAAACGCTTCCCCACACAAGAGATTGCCAATCAATATGCAGGAAACCCCAAGAAAATTGCCAACATGGTTTACGCAAACCGAATGGGCAACCGTGACGAAGCTTCTGGCGACGGGTTTCGTTTTCGAGGGCGGGGATGCGTTCAGCTTACCGGCCACGCAAATTATTATCACGCGGGACAAGCGCTCGGGTTCGACTTCGTCATGCACCCCGAACTCATCGCCACCCCAGAATACGCAGCCCTGACCGCTGGTTGGTTTTGGGACACGCACAAGTTGAACGCCCCTGCTGAGGCTTGGGACTTCATCAAATGCACAAAGATCATCAATGGTGGGACAATTGGCCTTGAAGAACGCCGCAAACACGCAGAGCAAGCCCTTGCTGTTCTGACCGCCTAATGGGAAAATAAAGCATGACCACGCCCTCATTTGTACTGACCTACGACAGCCTCACGAGTACCGTCCTTCAGTACTTGGAGCGGCAAGACCAAGCGGTCGTCAATTTCATCCCCACAGCCATTTCTTTGGCTGAGTTTGAGATCGCCCAAGAAATCAAAACATTGGGTCAACTGGAAGTTGTTGATTCAACCCTCCAAGCTGGTAGCGCAGTTATCCAAAAGCCCGCACGTTGGCGCAAGACTGTGTCCATGACACTGGTGGACGGTTCTGGCAACAAACAGCCCTTGCTGCTGCGCAAACTGGAATACCTAAACAACTACTGGCCCGTGGTGAGCGCAACCGCACAGCCGCTGTATTACGCTGACTACGATTACGACCATTGGTTTGTGGCGCCTACACCTGATGCGGCATACAGCTTTGAGGCTTTGTGCTACACCCGACTCCAGCCGCTGGACTCAAACAACCAAACCAACTGGCTCACACAGAATGCACCCAATGCCATGCTGTTTGGCACATTGAAACAAACAGCCCCATTCTTGAAGAACGATGCTCGACTGGCTCTGTGGAGTCAGATGTTTACCGAAGCATTGAACGCCCTCAAGACCGAAGACGTATCCCGCGTTGGCGACCGTTCTGCGGTGGCTGTTGACAGTTAAGGCAAACCATGACCACATATATCAGTCCGTTTACCGGCCAAACAATTTCACCGAGCCAAGTCTCTTACGAGTCGCTGACGATCAGCGCTAACACGCCCTTGTCGTGGCCCATCAACGGCAACAACACGGTTGTTTCGGCCAACATCATTGACGTGACTGCCACCATCGGTGGTGCGGTTTTCCGCGGAACAATCTCAGGCGTGACGTTGACTGTGACCTCTGTGACCTCTGGAACGATTGCCATAGGTCAAGTGATCACCGGAACGAATATCGCTTCAGGAACGACCATTACAGCCCTTGGAAGCGGTTCTGGCGGCACAGGCACATACACCATCAGCATCTCGCAAACAATCGGCACGGCTGAGACAATCACCGCCAACGCTTTGCTCTTGGAGTTGCCCCCAGCCACTCAGGTGTCGACCGGCCAAGCCATCATCGTGCGCAACGTGGGTTCAAACTCATTCACGGTGGCTGACACTTCTGGCAACACCATCGTGTCCGTGGCCTCCGGGATTGCGTACTACATTTGG